TGTATCTTTTTTATACTTTAAGTATTTAGCCACATCTTCGGGGAGAGGCTCTTCTTCTCTTACTTGATTTAAATCATCAAGAGAATTAATCTCTCTTCCGTATCTGTTTTTAATAAATGAAAGAACGTCTTCCTCGTTTAACTCTGAGGACTGAGTTTTATCTTTTGTTTCTAAACCATCATCAATGGTTTCAATCACTTCTTCTTTAACCTCCTTTTGAATACTCGCTTTAGGAATATCAATTGAAGCGTTTCCTGCTTCTAGACTTTGTTCGTGTTTATCTAAAAGTTCTTGCTCAACTTGTTGTACAGACTTTTCGTCAGCACCGTCAACTGCTTTTACTTTAATTTCCATATTTTATTAAATTTAATTTATACAAAGTTACACAAAAATTATTATAGTTTTAGACGACTATCTTGGGTTGAATTCTGCGAAATCAAACCCATCTAAACTATCCTCATTTGATTCAAAATTAATCGGAGGTAAATTATTTTTACGTTGGTTAATCATTTTAGATTGTTCTGTATTCGCTTGGCTAATTCTTTTAGACTTTGCATCTTCCTTTCCAACCTCTCTATCTTGTAAACCTCTATTGTTTAACGCAGCTAATTGCATATTCAACTCGAACTCTTTGTCCATCAATTGAGATTTTAGCATAGCTTCATTTTTCATTTTCTCTATTTCAAATGCAATATCAGCTTGACGGTATTCCATCTTAGCACGAGTCTCCATCTGCAATTTCTGCATAGCAGTTTCTTGTGCCATCTTTTGTTGTTGCATAAGTTGTTGAGACTGCATAGCCTGTTGGGACATAGCCATCTTGTCTTCTCTTTCTTGTTTACCAATTCTTTTTAATTTTAGTAATTGGTTTGCAAGTTTGATATTTTTTATTTCTCTAATATCAATAGCATCCTCAAGATTTATATCGCTCTTAGATAAAGCCATTTGAATATTCTGTTCAAGCTGCTGCCTCTGTTCTTCGTCAGGAGATAGTTCAATGAATATACCAAAGTCATAAATATATAAATCTGCAATATCATTTAATATTGATACATTATATTTTCCTATTTGATTTATGAACTCCTCTTTAAAGTCTGCATATTGCAAAATGTCTGCGACTCTGTATGTTAAAGCCTCTGCAATACTTCTATAAATATATAAACTTCCTTCTAAGATATGTCTAGTCGCTACATTAGAATTTAATGCTGCCATTTTCTGTAAGCCAACTAAAGAATTAGGGTCAGGCATAGAACCGTCTCTTGCTTCATTTAATCCTGTAACCAATCTAATTTGATTTAGATAGTGATTATAGTTAGCAATTAACATCTGTGTTTTTGATGCACCTGAACTTGACTGAAGTTCTTTAATAGGTACTCTTCCTTGGTTGTAGTCTCCATCACCTGTATAACTTCTACCAATAACAGAACCTGTTTGGAAGTATAATCTTAATGCATCTTCAGGATTGTATGCATTCCCTGTTCCAAGGTCCACTTCATTTAATCCGTCAGCATCTATAAATACACCATCGGGCACAACTCTAGATATAACCTGTTGTAACTTCAAATGTGTAATCTGAATTAAATCAGCAAAAGGAATCATTCTTCTAACTAAAGACTCAATAGCACCCTTATACATTCTTGGTGCTACTGCCACATAATTAGGAATAGCGTGTTGAGTTGCAGATTGTGGTCTAACCATATTCTCCATCAACTGCCACTTCAAAACTATGTTGGTTCCCATAACCATAACACCTTCATACCAAACGTCAATAGTCTTAGATACCTTTTCAAAGTTTTGTTCCTCCTGCATTTCAATAGGTGGATTGAATTGGTCATCCTTTTCAATCATACTAACGTTACCGTTGTCTTTTACTTTTCTTTTATAAACTACCTTCTTTGTAGTTTTGTAATTAAAGTACATAACCGTGGCAGTATCTTTATAGAATATATCATTCTCATAAAACTGTGCAGTATTATAATAGTCATACCAACTCTGAGAGTATTGTGATATTTCCTCCAAGTCTTTGTTGTCTAGTGTGGGGTCTATCTTTACTAACTCAGTAATAGGTAATGTCTTAATCTCCCCCCAATAAAAACAATCTTTAAAGTGTGGGTCTTCTGTATAGCTATAAACAATATTAGCAGGGTCAACGTAATCAACCTTAACACCTGCTCCGGGTAAGAACTCGTGTTTAGCACAAGATATTCCTATAACTGTTAAGTCATAATCCAATCTTTTTCTAGTATCATTATATTTATTAGATTCAAACAAAGTGCTAATGGCTTCCTCCTCTGCTATTTCAATAGCAGGTTTGTAATTCATTTGCATATAAAGTTTTAGTTCTTCATCTGAGTTTGGAAGTGAATCAGGTTCAACGGTAAAAGGATTAGCACCTGTCTTTTTTTGTATAGTTTCGAGCATAGGTTTAGCTACCATTTGCCCTTCTACCATTTGCTGATATTTACTTCTCTTAGATTGAGACAATGCATCTTGAGCATATGCCTTAACGTGAAACTCACGGTCTTGCATCCCGTTAACCACAATGTCTACGAACTTAGGTAGAACGGGTACGGGTGTCCAATCTAAATTTAGATAAGACAAATCTCCGTCTACGGCTAACTCGTTTTTATATTTTCCTGTGGACTGTTCTCCTCTTGCATATAATCTTAAACGGTTAAAGTCCCTCCATTGATTATAATATCTACATTGATTCCCATCCTTTTTGAACCATTCATATTGAATAGCTTGACCAATTTGTAACCCGAATTCGACAGTTTCTTTCTCTGAATCAGATACAAATTGACTTGGAAACCCTGTAGATGATATGTTTATGTTTACGTTTTTCATCTAATTATTTCGCTATATTTACCCTCATTACTATACCTTGCAAAGTTAACCTTTATTTTTGAAACTTTTTTCTCAGGTAAATAGAGGTGTTTCTGTGTTGCCATAATAGCCAACCCTGAACTTATTGACGCATCAAACTTAGTTCTGTCACTAATATCGAACTTTGCCCAATCCTCTAAGGTCCTAATAAAAACCATATCTCCCATCTCCATATCTTCCTTCATCCCTATACTGCTCTCAATATAAGACTCTATTGCAGATGCGTGTGCTTGTTTCACATCCTCACTAGAGTTAGGTATACCCCCTAATTCTCTTTCCGTTTTAGATAGCTTTGTATAAACCTTATCAGGTCTGTTCATACAAAAATTTCTGTACCCCCTGTTTTTAAAATGATATAACAATCTAGGTTTATTGTTCTCTATCAATATTGGCATACCATAGAACACACAAGCTTTTAATACATCTTCAAAAAATATCTCAGCAGTTTGTGGTCTTGCCACATATTCTAAAAAGAATTCATTGCTTGGTGCCTCTTCCATATTAAACATAGTCTTACCGTGAAGTGCTCCGTTAGAACCACCGCCACCAACTACCCCTGATATATCATAACTATCACACCCAAAGGCACCTATATGATTATTACCCGGATATTTTAATCCCTTTTTTTCTATTACATTATTTTGCAACGATGCGTTTGGAGTCCAAGATACATAAAATCTACCTCTATTATCAGGAGAGAAAATTACCTTAGAATCTTTTACACCATTCTGCCAACTTAAATTTCCACGAGTAACGTGCTGCTCAATGATTAATGAATCATTATAATCTATTTGTTGGTATATCTTTGTGAGATTGAATATTGATTGTTTGCTTTCGTCTCTAAATGCGTGAGACTCAGTTCTTGGGAACTGTCTATAATATTCATTCAATGCATCAGGGTCTTGTTTAAGTGAGGCTACTTCTGCCTCCCAATAATCAATAGCACCCTGCTTTATCATTTCATTATCAATTCCTAGTACAGGTTTTTTTGGAGTATTAAAAACAGGCATCCCATACCTATCTATAAACCCTTCCATATTCCATTCCATTGGGATGAAAAGTGAATACATTCCACTTTTAGTTTGACCATTTGCGTTTCGTGTTAACGGATAAGAGTCTGTATATAATTTTTTAAAGTTGCCACCTCCTTTATCCAAAGCATTTGACGTAGACCCCATCATACATTTTCCAATAACCTTACTACCTAATCGAAGGCAAGTCTTTGTTACCCTCCAATTGTTTAATATGTTATTTGGTTTTATCCATTTACCACTTTCATCGTGAACTAATAATAGTAATTTCTCACCATCATAACTGTTGTCGTCTGTATTTTTCCAATCAATTGTTGTGTCCAAACCATACAACTCGTCTGCAGTTGTATCATACATATTTTTCTTTGTAATCTTAGCAGCAGGGATTCTAAAAGCTAGTTCTGTTTTAGGTTTATCCATACCATCCATAATTGGTTTAAAGAAAAATGGCAACCTACTATTAATTGGAACAACCTTATCTGTAAACATCTTCTTAGCATCAGAACCCGTCTTTGATAGTATACCCACCCTAGAATCTTTTGCTAATGTACCTGTGTTAACACATTCGGATGATGACATAAAAGAAAATCCTGAACGTCTTATCTTTAAATAAATCATACCGAAGCTTCTTTTGTCAGCCTTACAAGCTTCCCAATATAAATACAATATTCTATTTGCTTCCCTAAATTCGGGATACCCAATATCTATGCTCGTCCATTGAAGGTACATATAATGTGCACCTGTAATATAGGTAGGAGTTCCGTTAGACATAAACCATAAACCTTGCTCTCTTCTATCGAACTCTGTTTCTACATAGTCTACCCATCTGTCTTTAAATTCAGAAGACATTTCATTCCATTGAAATATAGAGTTTATTTTATTTAATACGTCAGGTATTTCGTTACGC